TATGTTCTAATTGTGGTAAGATATTTTTAAAGACAAGTAAAATGCAAAGAACCTTATGTGATGAATGCTATAGAAAGAATTTTTTATTGAAAGACTCTTTAAGAAAAAAAGCTGTACGCACTACAAAGACAAAAAAATGGACTGAAGAGGAAAATAAAAAATTATTAGAAATCTATTCTACATGTCAAGGAGAAAAAATGAAAGAGATTTTAATAGAATCCTTCCCTGATAGGACATTAAAAGAGATTTACAATAGAGCTAACTACTTAGGGGTAAAAAAATGGTCAAAAACAAAAAAGTCTGAATTTTGTCCATAGCATTCCTCAAGTATTTAATAATGAATATAAAAGAGAAAAAACGAATAAAAGGACAATTTTATCCTGATTCGTTCTCTGATATCAAAATCGAAATAAAAGGGGGATAACCAAAGAATGACATTAAAAGAATTTGAAGAAGTACTTGATTCCATTGATTTGGACGACAGAGATGATGGTTGTTATACAAGAGATGAAATATATGACATTGGTTGTAAATTCATTGAAATGAGTCCAGCAGAAAAAAGAATGTTTGGTGGCTGGGACAAATTAGTAGAAATTTTAAAGCCATTAGATAAGAATGGAGAAGTAATGAAAAAAGGCGACACCTTACGTGTATGGGTAAAGAGCACTAGGTATGCTAAGAATGAAATGGTTCATGACGAGAGATTGATCAGTGGCAAGACTATTGATGATATTTCTTTTGAAGAATTTGAAAATCAAACTGAAGCTATAAAGCAAAATCTTTATAAGCAACAAGTAAAAACAAGAGATAGTCTAAATAGCTATCGAAGAATTTTAAGAGAAGAAGCTCGTTTAGAAGATTTCAAAGAAATTATGAAAGAATGTTCTAAGAATCAAGAAGATTTAGGACTAATAGAATATACTGGAGATTCTTCTAAATGTGAAAATGAAGCTGTCTTATTAATTTCAGATTTACACATTGGAATGCAGGTAGATAATTTCTATAATACTTACAATGTTGAAGTAGCAAGAAAGAGAATGGGAGCTCTAGTTCAAAAAACTATTAAATACTGTAAGGCTCATAATGTTAAAAGATTAAATATTTTAGAACTAGGAGATGCTGTTCATGGCCTAATTCATACCTCTGCTAGATTAGAACAAGAGATAGATGTAGTTCAACAAATTATGGTAGCATCTCAAATTCTTTCTGATACGGTAAATCAATTAAGAGCTGCAGCTCCAGAAGTCACTTATCGTTCATGTACAGATAACCATTCAAGAATGATGCCTAATTTACATGAAAGCGTAGAAGCTGAACAATATAGTAAGTTAATTACCTTCTATGTTAAATCTAAACTTGAAAATACAAATGTTATATTCCCAGATGATAATTTAGACCAAGAAATTGGACTAGTTGAATTAATGAATGGAGATTTGCTAGCATTTGCCCACGGACATCATGATCAATATAACACAGCTTTCCAAACTTATTGTGGAATGACACAAAAATTTATTAAATATATTTGCTTAGCTCATTTCCATTCTAAGAAAGTTAAATCTTTTATGGGAGCAAAAGTTATAATTAATGGATGCGTTGGTGGAGTTGACCAATATGCTTTCGGAAAAAGATTATTTGGTAAACCAGAACAAACATTAATGATCTTTGATGGAACAGATATGGTTGATATAAGTTTAAATCTAGATATAAAATAATTTGAATAGAAGGCCCAGTGAAGTAGCTGGGCCATTTTTGATATAAAAAGGAGGAGAGGCTGTGGAAGGTAATACAGAAGAATTAAAGAACGACGAAATAAAAACTGAAAATAGTCGCTCTGAGGAAAATAAAGAATATAATGAATTATTAGAAAAGTATGAAGGGGCTCATTTAAAAGCTCTTTTTGAATATTGTTTTAAACATAATATAGCTTATATTTCAAGCGTCTTTTTAAAAATGTCTAAGGGCGATGAAGAATTAAAACAAGAGATGCCTGAAATTTATATAAAATCTTTGAAATTAAAAGAAAAATACAAAGACTTGACATTTTTTGACCAATTAAATTTTGATAATTTTGAAAAGATTTATTCTAGAAAAGAATATGAGAAAACTTTATCAGATGATGATAGAAAAAATAGACAAGTAGTTGTAGATGTATTTTCATATGATCCTTTTGCAAACGAGCCAGAAATTGATAAACCTCAATTATATAGAGATTTAGCTGGTATGTCTAGTGAAGCAATGAGAAAAGATGTAGCTAAACAAAAAGCTGCTATTTCAATTGTTCGTTCTTATGGTAATATTGAAAAGTATCAAAGAGAAGTTACTAGAATCACTTCTAGTGGAGATATTAGTGAAGAGGCTCAAAAGCAACTTGATCAATATTTAACTTTAATTTCAAAAATTCAAACAAATATTAACCAAACCGCTGAAAAGAATAACTTTACCGTAAAAGGTATAGGTTCTAATGGACGTGGAATGTTATCAGATGTTATTGCTCAAATAGAAGAAAGAGGTATTGATGAAGGTATTACTAACTTCTATGATATAGCTACTTCTAAATCTATAGAAGAAATAGCAAATATAAGTTTAAAAGCTCAACTAAATCAAATAAGTTTATCTAAAACTGACTATGTAGATATTTTAAATGAGCAATGTAATATTGTATTAAAAGCTAAAAAAGAAGCAAGAGATGCTGTCGAGGCTCTTAGGTTAGCAAAATGTAAAATAAAGAAACAAGAGTTGTTAGATGAACTTGAAGAAGATTATAGAAAGAAAGGTATTTCTGAAGAAGAAATACAAGATTTTATAAGTAGAGAATACACACTATACAACGGAGATGACGCTGTATGATCAGTATCTATAAATTAAAGAAAGATAACAATGTAACCTCTAGGGATTATGATGCAATGCGTCAATATATAAAATTAATTCAATGGGGTAGAAGAAATCCTGTTCAGTTTATTGAATTCGTATTAGGTATCCAATTAATGGATTATCAAAGATGGTTGGTTTCTATGTCTTGGTGTGCTACTGACGTTGTATGGGCATGTTCAAGAAATATAGGTAAATCATTTTTGGTTGGATGTTTTATAATGGCAAGAAACTTGTTATTTCCAAAACATATGACTAGAATCATATCAGAAAACTGGACAACAGCAAATGATACCTTCAAAAAAATGGAGGATATTGCTACTAACAATATTAAAACTATTATTAATACTAATACGGTATTCATAGATGAACTTGTTAAAAGTAAAGCTGATAGTGATGGATTTACACATGACGCTAAGACTGGTTCTAAGTGTGCTTTATTAAATGGTTCTGAAATTACAGCAGTTGCTGGTTCTTCAAAATCAGCCCGTGGTAAACGTTCGAATTTAAACGTATATGATGAAGGTGCATTTATTTCAAAAGACACATATGATGTTTGTAACCCCTTCACAACTCAGGATTCTGGATTTAAACTAGGTTCTGGTTTTGATGCTGATGTTTATCCTTTAGATATTCCTAATATGAGAATGTATGTAGGTTCAGCTTCTGATACAGATTCTTTCTTTTATAAACAATATAAAGAAGGAACTAAAAGAATGTTAATAGGCGATAGAAATTGGTTCGTAGCTGATTTAAGCTGTGAAATACCAATGCATCCTACTGTAAATGGTTTAGACGTTCCACCATTATTATCTCAATCAGTTGTTGATGCAGCAATGAGAGAAAATGAAATTATAGCACATAGAGAATATTATAATATTTTTGACCATTTTAATTTAGAAGACGCTGTTGTAACAAGAACAGATATTTTTCAAAATACGGAAAATTTTGTCCCTGTTACTTCATGGGGCGGCAAGAAACATAAATATATTATTGCATATGACCCTGCTTCTAAAGTGGATAATGCTCCAGTGTTAGTTATGGAAGTTTTCCAAGATGAAATGAAACAAATTTCTGGCAGATGTGTTTATATGGAAAATCTTGTAGTAACTTATGGTGATGGTTCAAAAAGACCGATGAGAGTTGAAGAACAAGTTAAAAGACTTCAAGAATTAGTATATGAGTATAATGGAAGAGATAAAATAGTTCCATATGAAAATGTAACTCTTTTACTTGATAACGGTATCGGCGGGCAGTCAAGTTCTATAGCTCAAGCTTTGGCTAAGCCATGGACTGACACTAATGGTAAAATGCACCCTGGTGTTTATGATGAAAATGATGAATATAGTGTTTTATGGGCTGAGCCATATAGAAAACATTGTGTTTCAGGTTGTTTGAAATTAGTTGAACCTTCTAAATTCAGAAATGCCATGTTTGAGGCGGCTAAATTATTAGTACCTCAGGGTGGTATTAAGTTCCCTCCTAGATGTCCTAAATATGACATTCTAGTGTTAGACGATGGCTCTGAAAAGAGATTAAATAAGTTTGAGTTAAATGCTTTGATTCAAATGGATTTAATGAAAGAGGAAGCTATTTCTATGGTTAGAATTAAAAATCCACAGAGTGGTAGAATTACTTATCAACTTCCGCCAGAAAAACGAAGCAAAATGCATGATGACCGTAACTATGTATTTGTAATGTGTTGTTGGGAAATTAAAAATATAAGAGATAATGAAGAATATGGTGACGGGGTAGGTTTAGACTATTCTGTTATGTTTAATAAAGAGTCAGAGAAAAAGACACAAGACCCGTGGTTGAAAACAGTAACTTCTGTTAAAACTAAAAATAGGCCTAAGAGTCCTTTTTCTGGTAAGTCACCTTTTAGATAAGATTGGGAGGTATAGTCTTATAGGCTATACCATTTATATGGGCTTGATGTTAACGGTAGCATGACGGTCTCCAAAACCGTTCGTAGAGGTTCAAATCCTTTAGCCTATGCCAAGAAAATAAGAAATACAAGGAGAGAAAAGGGAATGATTTGTTGTAAAATTATTGCAGACTTTGAAAATCCAAAAGCTAATTTTGGTGCAGCATTGCAAAAACTTTCAAAACATGCAGAGCTGTTATGGGAAAATGGTTATTTATATCTTGGCGAGACAGACGGTGATTTTCTCACTGAGAAAAAAATAATTAATATTTTAAAATCTAATAATTATACAAAATTTTTTGTGGATATTTATTCTAAGGATAATCAACCAAAAGAAACAGAATTTATTAATGGATGGCTAATGGATAAAATCATTAAGATTAACTATAATAAATTCGAACAAGAGAATCAAGAAATGTTAAAAAATACTTTGGTCGGGTTAAACATGCTTGAAAAAGAGGTTGACTGTCTTCTAAAAAAACAACAGGAGGAGGAAGAGGATGGCACAAGAAAAAAACAAAAAAACAAAGACTAAACTTGGACGTCCCAAGAAGCCTGTCAATGAAGACACAATAGTCGACGAAGTAGGGCAAGAAAGACTTGATATGTCTAAAGAGGCTGGGAAAACATCTGAGGAAGTTTCAATTGAACTTGCAACTTCAAAATGGCGTTCTGTATTTAATAAAATTACTGCTTTAAATGCAGACGGCTCTGGTCTTGCTACATCTGTAGCAAAATGGAATAAACTAAATCCATTTTTACAAAACCAAAGAATTAAAAACATTTATACTACTGCTAAAACTTATGGAAAACAAAATATATCAGAATTTTTATCTGACCCTGCTAATCATGAACATGAACTTAGAAGTTTAGGATGGGCCAATGCTAGTTCTCAACAAATTTATTATAATATATTGAGAAGAGCTCCAGATATTCCTGTATATAATTATTTCATTATTCCAGAATTATTTGATAAAGATTCTGAATATAATGACGGCGGTTTTAAAGCAGAGAATGTTTTAGTTGAAGATTGGTTAAATTTATTTAATATTCCTAATACTTTTAAAACCATTGCTATGGAAGTTAAAAGAGAAGGTAAATCTAGTTACTTATTAAGAAATAAATTTATTGGTGAAGGTAAAAATAAAAAGCCAGGTTTTTGTACTTTACAAAAGATGCCTACTGAATGGGTAAAAATAACTGGTAAAGGTCAGCTTGGATTCACTATTTCTTTTAATATGTTATATTTTTTAAATATAGCAAACAATCCTAGTGACTTTGGTGATTTCATGGAAAAGGCCTGGGCTAATATGGTGACCACTGGAGTGGTAAAACAAAATGGTACAGACGGCAAATACACTTATAGTTTTGATGAGGAGAGCATTGATAAGGCAAAAAATTATACTTTCGAATATGACGGAATTACATATCCATCATCATTAGAGATAATGGGCAAAGGTAAACAAATGAATTATTTATTCTGGTTAAGAATGCCGTTTGATATTTGCTATACCTTCGGAAGCGATAACTCACATCCGTGGGTAGCTCCTGATACAATGGGCTTAATGTTAAAACTTCAAGAATTAACAGATTATGGACAATTAGCTGGTTTAATTGCTAGTACACCATTAACAGCTGTTTTAACAGGTGAAATTGAAACTATACCTAATCCTAGAGCTGGTAAAAATGAATCAGTATATGCTCCAGAAGTTTTAGAAGGATATATGACCCAATTTAATCAAGCTACTAGTACTAATGTTGAGGCATGGCTATGGCCAGCTAAAAATATTAAATTACAACAACTATCAGCTGATGTTAACTCATCAGATATTTTATCTGAGGCTACCCAAAATTTCGTTGAGACTGCTGGAGAAGGTGGATTAACCATAGTTACAGATAAGCCAAACGTAGCTCAAGTAAATGTGGCAAAACAATTAGCAGCTTCACAACAAAGATATGTTACACTACAATTTGAAAATGTAATGAACTATGTACTACAACATAAGTTAGGATTCAAATATAAGTGGAGGATTTCTATTTGGGGAGATATTTTCAATTTAGAAAACGATAAAAAATATTTAAAAGAAGTAGTTGCTGGTGGTAATATGGCATTATTACCAAAATTAATGTCTGCAGAAGGTATGAGTATGTTAGATACAAAAGCTGTAACTTCATATATTAAGACTTTAGGATTTTATAAAGAATTTGTTACATATACTCAAATTAAAAATGCAGAACTTAATGAACAAGCTAGACAAAATGCACAAGCAGATGGAAGTACGCCTAATAGTGTTGGAAGACCTAAAATATCAGAAAACGATGTTGAGAACGACAATACCGCTAATGATATAGCTAAGGGTACGGATACTACTGAAGGCAGAGAAAAAGCATAGGTAACACAAGGAGGGAAAAAATAATGAGAATTTCAGAAGCAACATATAAGCAAATGAATAATTTAGCCACTTTGTGTTTTGACGCAAATGCTATTTTTGATAATTTAGCTTATAATTTAGACTATTATTATTATAATAGAATAGGCAAAATAGTCCATTTAAATATAGCTCACGTTATGCCTGAGTGGGCTGATATGGTAACAGACCAAATGCTGTTACTTGGTGCTAGACCATTTAGGGGCGCCATAGGCAGTTATCAAGAGGAAATAAAAGAATTAAATGAGATTTTTGCGATAATCTTAAAAACTATGGCCGCAATAAGAAAACAATGCAGTGAAATGATAGAAACTGCAGATTTAAATGAAGATGATGAAGTGCGTATTTTTGGAGAAGATTTTATTAAATTAACTACCCCTTTTATTAAACAAGCAGAGGAGTGGTTAAATGCTATAGGACAAATGACACCTGTAGAATTAAATGTACATATTAAAGAGTACACTAATTTTATAAGTGCTGGTGATTAAGATATGGATACGACTTGGTTAACTGTAACTTCTTTTATTTGTAGCACACTTGCTATTCCCACTGTAATTGGTCTTATTTGGAAAGATATACATGATAAGAAAAAAGAGAACAGTGAAGAAAAAAAG